AAAGATTCAGGGGCAGACGCTGGCACGGTTATCAAGGCATTTGGAACGGAAGCCGGGCCATCAATTTTGGCGCTTTTGAATGACACTGAAAAATACAATCAATTACTGAAAAATCAAGTCAATGCACAAGGTGCCGCCGCGAAGGCTGCCTTTGAAGCCTCGGACACGATCAATGGTCAGCTGACTCGTTTATCAACTGCGTTTCAGAATATCTTTGCGGATCAATCAGAGCTAGGTGAGCTGATTAAAAACGTATTTAAGGTCGCGGCTGTCACGGTCGAAGCTTTTGGGGCTGGATTAAAGATTTTGGCAGCACCTGCTAGGGCGATTCATGCAGCTGTAACTGAAATTGGCGAGGCTATTGCCAGTGCGCTTGGGGTGACGGGAATAAATGTTGCAATGAAGCTAGAGGAAGGCTTTCAAAAATATTTGTCAACGCTGGTTGATGTTGGTAATTTTGTCATTGGCCTTGGCAAACGAATTGGTCAATTTCTTGGCAGGCAAGTCGCGAGGGCGATCAGCGCTGCGCAATCAATTAGGAATGGAATTTTAAATGCTTTCGGCGGAGTTTTTGAAAAAGTTGGATCGTTTATTCAAAAGGCTTATGGAATGATCCCCAAACCAATTAGGGACTTTTTAGAAGGTACGGCGACGGGAATGCGAACCTTTGTTTCTGAAACAATTGCAATTGGCAAAGGCGTAACAGCAGGCGATGACGGTGCGGTAGGCCCAAGCTTGACTGATCTTGCAAGCGGGGCGTTATCAGTTGGCAGCGGCGCACAAGCCAAAGGCGCTAATCAACAGGTTGACATGAGTGAAAGATTGCTTGAATTGAAAAGAGCAATGCGCGCAGCTGACGAGGCTGGAAATGAACGAGAGCTTGCAACGTTGCAGCTTATGGCTCAGCGTCAAGAAATTATGGAAGGCACGTTGACAGGAAATAAAAAAGCAAACGCTTTAGAGGATGCAACGCATAGATTTAGAAAGCAAATTTTTGCTCTTGACAAGAAAATTGCAGCTCAACGCGACAAAATGAACGAAGATGCGCAGCAAGAATTTGACAAGTTTGCTGAAGCAGAACGTGACGCAGCGCAAAAACGTCTAGAAGCCGATCCTGGCTATCAAATGAGGCAACAGCTTGAAGAAATGCTCAAGCTGCAAAATCAAGTGGCTGCCGGCGCGACTGCGATTGGCAATGCTTTCAGTAATGCATTTCGTGATGTAATCACCGGAAGCAAGAGCGCGAACGAAGCATTGGCGGACATGATGTCTGCCGTTGCTGAGCACTTTATGGATATGGCGGCGCAGATCATTGCGCAGCAATTGGCGATGATTTTATATGGCACGATCATGAAAGCGCTCGGCGTTTCGATGCCTAGCGCGACTGGCGGCGGCGGGCCTTTGCCTAGCGCTGAAATGTTTACCGGCGGCTTTAAGCCTGCGCTGTTTGCAGAGGGCGGCTTTGTTGATCGCCCAACAAATGCGTTAATTGGCGAAGGCGGCGAGCCTGAATACGTCATCCCTGAAAGCAAGATGCGTGAAAGCATGGCGCGTTATTCGCGCGGATCACGCGGCGCTTCTGTTATTCCTGAAGGCAGCGGCGGTGCTGCCGATGAAAACGGCGGCACTGCTGTTGCCGCTCCAATCGATGTTCGCTACACAGTGGAGCGGATCAATAGCGTTGATTATGTGACGGCTGATCAGTTCCAACGCGGAATGCAAAGTGCTGCAACGCAAGGCGCAAAACAGGGTGAACAGAATACGCTGAAGCGACTGCAAATGAGCAGCAGCACTCGCAAGAGGTTAGGAATGTGACTCAGTATGCTTTTGGCCATGCCCTGCGAATCAAGTCACAGGGCGACTTGCTTTATCGCTTTCAAAATTTTTTCATCAATCAAAACGCAACATATGCAGGCGCAAGTTACGATTTCGTTCCGTTTGGCTTTTCAGGCGTTACGGTCAATCGTACGGGTGATGGCCTTGAATCATCCTTGGTTTTCCCCAACAATGACTTGACCCGTGCATGGTCAGTCAAGTCGATCCAAGAATATTGGATCATCGAAGTCGATGTCTTAATCCTTGACGAGGGCAACGTAAACGGCAGCCACACGCTTGTCCATAGTTACGTTGGCCAGGTTACTGGAGGCCAATGGGATAACGTCTCATTGAACCTGCAGCTCAGCTCTGTCCTTGATGCGGTTGGAACGGATATTCCGCGAAGGTCTTTGACTCGCAAATTGGTTGGAAACCTACCGCTCACCAGTAATGTCCGATTGCAGTGATTTGATCGGGATGCCGTATCGGCTGGGAGCTGACGGCAGTGACGGGCATATCGACTGCATTCACCTTTGTTACGTGGCATTGGAGCGGATGGGCATTGAGCCGCCACCGTTCAAGCAGTCATGGTATAGCGATAGTAAGTGGACGATATGTCGTGACCTAATGCGTTGGGGTTTTCGGGTTGAAAAGCCTGCGTATGATGGGGACATTCTGCTGCTTCCGCAGCAATCCTGGGCATTCGCGGTCACATGGCAAACGGGGATTCTTTACATCAGCCCAATGTCAAAGAAGGTGCAATGGTCTTTGGCCCGAGCGTTTACAACGTTCCACTGCTTCCGTACGAAAAAGAGCTGATAAAAACGATTGGGATTACGGAGGAAGAGTATAAAGAATTTACTGCTGAAGTTCGCCGCAGAGGTCGTGTTCGCCCTGCGGAGTATGCGCACATTCCTGATATTCAGAATGCAGACCCTGTTGTTCAAGCTGTTTTAATTAATTTAGCCATCAGCCTTGTGCTGACAGGTGTCAGCTATTTGCTAACTCCTAAACCCAAGATGCCTAGCGCAAGACGCGAAAGCGGCGGCGCGATTGATCTTGCTGGAGCGACGGGTGCAAATCGTTTTACGCCATCACGCGGATTTGAGACCCTTGCGGAGTTGGCTGATTATGCTTCGCCGGTCCCAATTATTTTTGGTCGATACCACTCTAGGAAGGACATTCAAACCGGCGGGATGCTGGTTACGCCAAGGCTAATTTGGTCACGGATGTTTAGCCATGGAACATTCCAGCGAGCACAGCTATTGTTTGCCGTTGGAGAGCAAGGCGTTGGAAAGGCAGGAATTGCAGTGCCTGACCTTGAAGGCATTTTCTTGGGCAACAATGCCCTTGATCAAATTTATGACGACTTCTTTGCGTTTTATTGGAAGAAAAACTCGCAGAACACTAACAGTCCAAAGGATTTTAGGATTCGAGTTGGCAACCATCAATATGGGACAAAGGGCACGCCTGATTCAGGAGATCCTGGAGCGATTGGCGGCAAAACAACTGAGGTTTTTGTCTGTCCTGATTTAGAACAGGATGATGCTACGGCGTTTTGCCAAGCTTATTCGCCTGCCAACAGTACAGAATTTGGCGTTTACAACCCGATTGCAAACGGTACAGGTTATCGGGTGAACTATGACATTATTTCAATTCCGGGAAAGGCCAATGATCCTACGCCTGCAACAAGATCACAGGCGCTATCGCGGTTAAAAATTGTTGGCGATGAAAATTATTTCCGACCAGTTTCTCAGGAAGGTCAAGGCGAGGCGGGGCATATTGGTGATGATGATCACATCCACAGCGTTATCAATGATAACCAGCGAGGGATTGGTCGTAATTACAGCCCGAGAATGGGCATCACTGAGATCATCAAAAACGGTAGCGCAAGAACATCTGGCGGAAACCTTGTTAAAACCATTTCAGATGTGTCTGTGAACGATGTTGCTAAGTTTGTCATCAGCGCGTCATCAATCAAAAGTGATCAATATCAGTATGAGGGAAGAGGCGAAAGCGTGGATGACATTAATAGCGATGTCGAGTCTTTGCAAATTGCAGCTGATGATGCAATGCGTTTGGGTGAATTGTTTGAGATTGGCGGATGCATTTGGAGGGTAACAGCTCGTAAGCTTACGCGGTTTAGCTCAACAGAAGACCAAGTCATTAATTTGACTTGTATTGATTCGAGCCATTC